CTTGGTTCGGAAGTCTACAAAAGAGCAAAGGCTGGCCATAAAGCATGACTTTGAGAAAGGGACACCAGGCTATGTCAGAGCTTTAAATGCGCTACAGGCAACGCCGTTACGTCTCAATGAGGATGTCTACCATGTCATCCGTTGGTTGCAGGCTGAGAACAAAACCTATTCTGAGTTCCCGTCTTTAGCCCCACCTGAGAAAACACCTTTTCCAGATAACCCTGCGGCTTATTCTGAAGAGTACCTTTTGCAGATCAAAAAGGACCGCAAGAAGTGGCATGAGGATCGCCGTGAGGCGGTGACCAATGCTGCTGTCTTAGACGAAGATCTGCGCACTATGGAGGGCCTCAGAGGCATCGATGAGTTTTGGCTCGGATGGTCTTTTGACTTTCGTGGTCGTATGTACCCTATCGGCAACTACAACTACCACAGGGCAGACCATATCAAGGCTTCGTTCATGTTGGCTAATGGTAAACCTCTCGATGGCCCAGCGCAGGGATGGTTGATGATCCAAATTGCCAATGTTGGAGACTTTGATGGTATCTCTAAGAAGTCCCTGGATGATCGCATTGATTGGACCTTGCAGAACGAAGAGATGATCTTGGCTTGCGCTGATGATTACCAGGCTACCTTTGATGTCTGGAACCAGGCTGACAAGCCTATGCAGTTCCTGGCTGCCTGCTTTGAATATCGGAAGTTCGTTGACCAGGGTGAAGATTATGTCTGCCACCTTCCAATCTCACTCGATGGCACCAACAGCGGCACTCAGCACTATGCCCTGGCGCTGCGCAACTACGAGGACGGCCTTAGGACAAACCTGGTCCCCTCTGACCACTGCTTCGATGTCTACCAGATTGTGGCTGATGAAGTTCAGAAGGCTCTAGAGTTAGACGGGAGCCCTGAGGCGCAGCATTGGTTGTCCTATGGCATCACCAGGAAGACGGTCAAACGCAATACCATGTGCTACGGCTACTCTTCTGTCCAGCGTGGGATGGGCGACCAGATCATCGAGGATCTCATGTCTCCACTACAGCGCCAGGTGGCCTATAAGCAAATCGAGGAGCACCCGTTTGGCGACAAGGCTGACCAGGGTAGGTATGCTCGGTTCCTAGCCTCTGTGAACTACCAGGTGATCTCTCAGACACTATCGAGTGTGGCCGCTGGGATGAAGTTTCTTCAGAGCTACGCTGATGCCCTTGCTCGGGAGCAGAAGTCGGTGCGCTGGACATCCACTTCTGGTTTCCCTTGCGTCCAAAGATACACGAAGTCGAAGGCACAACGTGTGCGGATCTTCTTGTATGACCGGGAAGCCAAGCTGCGTAAGCAGACCAGGGTCAATCTACAGACAGACACCAATGTTTATGACACCCGTAAAGCCAGGTCGGGGGTAAGCGCCAACTTTGTACACTCGCTCGATGCAGGGCATATGTCTCTGTCAATCCAGATGGGTTTAAACCAGGGGATCAGTGACTACTTTCTGATCCATGACAGCTTTGGCACTAACTGTTCAGATACATGGGCTTTCTATCATTGTATCCGGGAGAGCCTGGTGGACATCTATGATGACACCTGTGTCTTTAGCCGGTTTGAGAAAGAGTGCCGCAACCGCCTGGCGAACCCTGACATGGATCTTGAGAGTGTTCCCGAGTTTGGCTCACTGGACATCTCCCAGGTGGTCAACAGCGAATACTGTTTCAGTTAAATCCCAACCGCCAACTAAGTTTATCACAGTTGGGTTTTTGACAATCGAGAAGACCATAAGGGCTGCCTCCGGGTGGCCCTTTTTCTATGTGCTCGGACCTTAGGGACCCCTCTAGATACAAACCAAATCTGTATCGTTGGAAACTCTAAAGGAGAGACAAATGACTAAAGTTAACTTTGTGACTAAGGCTGGCCACGCGCAATATGCTTGGCTTCAACCAGGTCGCCCTGACACCGCTTTTGATGCAGAAGGTAAGTACAAAACAAACCTGATCCTCTCTGCGCAAGACGCCGCGCCGTTGGTTGATGCAATTAAAGCTCTACGCAAAACCAGCACTAAGTTCACACCAAAGGACAATGTCTCGTTGCCTTTCTCTGTTGATGACGAAACCGGCGATATCACACTTAAAGTGTCCAGTAAGTTCCAACCCAAATACATGGATGCCAAGGGTAACCCGGTGCCGATCGACCAGGTTCCTCTGATGTATTCTGGGTCAACTTTGCGCCTTAGTGGTGCCATGGATGCTTGGTCCAAGGGTGCCAACCGTGGGATCGCCCTACGTCTAGGCGCTGTCCAGATCATTGACCCTGTGTCTAGCGGCGGGTCTGCCGGTCAGTTCGATGCCGTGGAGGGATATGAAGCCTCTGCTGAGACGTTCCCTGGTGGTGCTGCTGACTCTGACGACAATTATGACTTTTGATGCAGTGCGTATGTCTGGCGCAAGATCTACCGCCTATCGCCTCGGGTTCCGTTCAGGGCTCGAGGAGAAGGTCGCAGATCAGATAAAGAAAGCTGGGCTACAGGTTACATATGAGACCGACACGGTGATCTACAGGATCCCGGCTCGAGATCATAAATACACGCCAGACTTCAAACTACAGAAGCCTGGTGGTGGTTTCTTCTATTGCGAGACCAAAGGGTTATGGACAGTTCAAGACAGGGCTAAGATTTTACTCTGCATAGAACAGAACCCTGGTATCGACATAAGAATGGTATTTAGTAACCAGAACAGCAGGTTGTACAAGGGTAGCCCAACCACATACGCAATGTACTGCGAAAAGAACGGGATCAAGTATGCACACAAGTGGATACCTGATGACTGGCTGGAGGAAGCCAGACAAGGAGAGCAGGGGGTGGCTTAGGCTGCCCCCTTTTTCATTTTAACGGGAGAAACAAATGTCATTTGACCATCAAACTGACAGCGAGTTTGTGAGCCACGTCCCATGCGGTGCGTGTGGCTCGAAAGATAACGCTGGACTATACAATGACGGCCACACCTTTTGTTTCGGGTGTGGTCACTGGGAGGGCGAAGGAGAGCCTCCTGTGGGGGCCAAAGACAGAGGGCCTAAGCCTGGGCTAATAGAGGGTGAATATGCACCCCTGAGAGCCCGTAGGATCACTGAGGATACCTGTCGGAAGTTTGGATACACGGTTGGCAAGCACAACGGTAAGACGGTCCAGATTGCCACCTACCGCGATAAGACTGGGCGCCCTTGCGCACAGAAGCTGAGGACAGCCGACAAGAAGTTCAGCATCCTCGGTGAAGCAAAAGAGATGACCTTATTTGGGAGCCATCTGTTCTCCACAGGCAAGCTGACTATTTGCGAAGGCGAGCTCGATGCAATGTCACTCTCGCAAATGCAAAACCACCGTTGGCCCGTGACGAGCCTGCCGAATGGATGTGCGTCAGCCAAGAAAGCAATCATGGCGAACTGGGATTATATCACCAGTTTCAAAGAGGTCATCCTGTACTTTGACAACGATGAACCTGGTCGGACAGCTGCGATCGAATGTGCTGAGTTGTTGCCTGTCGGCTTGTGTAAGATCGCATCGATGTCCGAATACAAGGACGCCAACGAGGCCCTGGTCGCCGGCAACGCTAAGGCGGCTATCTCTGCCCTTTTTGAAGCCCGTGAGCACCGGCCAGATGGCATTGTGTCAGCCCACGACCTCCGCGATGTCATTGGTGTCAGCGATGCTGTCAGCCCCATCACATATCCCTGGGATGGTCTCAACAAGATGAGCATGGGCCTGCGCCCAGCAAGCCTGGTGACTGTCATAGCTGGCTCCGGGGTGGGTAAGTCCACCTTCATCCGGGAGATCATGTATCACATCCAGCAATCTGGCTACCACGCTGGTATGATCATGTTGGAGGAGACGACGAAAAGGACGGCCCAGGGTTTGGTTGGTCTACACATGAACAAGAACATCACTGTGGATGAAACTGCGGCCACCAAAGAAGAGATCGAGGAGGCCTACGCTGACCTGCTAACGGGTGCGCCGTTCTATTTGTACGATCATTTCGGCTCGACCCAGCTCGATACGATCATTCAGCGCATCAGGTTTATGAACAAGGCGCTGGGCTGTCAGGTTATATGCCTCGATCACGTCTCAATCTTGGTCAGCGGCATGACGGGGAAAGTTACTGATGAGCGCCGGTTGGTTGATAGCCTGGCCACTGAGCTCCGAACTGAAGTCCAGGCCCTGGGCATCACCCTGTTGCTTGTGTCTCACCTAAAGCGCCCCTCAGGGGATCTGAGCCATGAGCAGGGGGCCAAGTTAGGCCTCAATCAGATCAGGTCGTCTCACTCACTCGCTCAGTTAAGTGACCAGGTGATTGGCCTCGAGGTGGACCGGGACGACCCAACCAGCGGTATGCGATCGATTGTGATGCTCAAGAACCGCCAAACTGGCTCAGTAGGCCACTGTGGGAGCCTGACTTATGACAAAGTCACGGGCCGCCTCCGTGATGCTGAGACCACATTTGCATTCTAAATTGGAAAAGGAGAGCCAATATGCTGTTTAAAGCAAAAAAGACGAACGGGAAGAAGTATATCAACATCGATACGCCTCTGACCCTGAATGAATACCAGGAACGTATGTCCGACACGGCTATCTACAAGTGGCCAGTGATATACCCGGCACTCGGATTGGCTAACGAGGCCGGTGAGTGCCTGGGCAAGATCAAAAAGATGATCCGGGATGAAGAGGTTGCGTTTGACGGGAGTTTGTTAATTACCCCAGAGCAACGTGCTTCCCTGGGTGCAGAGCTTGGTGATGTGCTTTGGTACATTGGAGCCCTGAGCAAGGACCTTGGCCTGACCCTGGAAGACGTGGGTCAGATGAACTTAGACAAACTGGCTGACCGCAAGACCCGTGGTAAGCTCAAGGGCTCTGGCGACAACCGTTGAGCCGCTGGGTCTTTGACCTGGAAAGTGACGGACTTTTAGACACAATCACAAAGATACACTGCATCGTGCTTAGGCACATGGAGACAGACGAGGTACGCTCGTTTGGCCCAGACCAAATTGGTGAGGCATTGCAGCTATTGTCGGACGCAGAAGAGCTCTGTGGGCAAAACTTGATTGCGTATGATATACCGGCACTCCAGAAGATTTACCCTGACTTCACGGTCACGGCTAAAGTCACCGACACCCTGGTTCTATCCAGGTTGATCAAAAGTACCCTGGCTGAGGATGATTACATTCGCCACGCCAAGAACCCACACGCATTCCCAAAGAAGATGATGGGGTCTCACAGTCTGAAAGCCTGGGGACTGCGTATGTCCCTGGATAAGAACGAAGACCACTTCAAAGGTGACTATGATGGCGGTTGGGAGAACTACAGCCAGGAAATGTTGGACTACTGCATCCTCGATACTAGTGTGACCAAAACGCTGTATGAGCATTTGATGGATCAGGGCTTCTCCCAGGAGAGCATCGATCTCGAGCACAGCCTGGCAAACATCTGTCTCCGCATTGGCAACAATGGTTGGACCTTTGATAGGGCCGCTGCTGTCGAGCTGTATGCTGAGTTGTGTCAAAAACGGGATGAACTGAGCCGGGGTTTAGACAGCCTGTTCCCACCCTGGGAAATCACTGAAGAGTTTACGCCAGCTAGGGACAATAAGACCCTGGGTTATGTCAAAGGTGAGGTCTTCATCAAGCGTAAGACCGTTGAGTTCAACCCAGGATCCAGGCGTCACATCGAGTTCTGTCTCAAGCAGAAATATGGTTGGAAGCCTAAGAAGTTTACCCAGGGCCAAGGCCATGCCGAGATCAACGAGACGATCTTGGGTGAACTTGATTATCCTGAGGCTCAGAAGCTGTCTGAGTTCTTCATGGTACAGAAGCGCATAGGCCAGTTGGCCGAGGGTCCAGCTGCCTGGCTCAAGAAGGTCGATGATGACGGTAAGATCCGCCACACGATCGTCTCTGGGGGCACGATTTCGGGCCGCGCCGCGCATCGATCGCCAAATTTGGCGACAATTCCGAAAGCAGGGTTACCTTATGGTGAGAACTGTCGGAAACTATTCACAGTTCCTGCTGGCTGGACGCTGGTGGGCGCGGATCTTTCCGGGCTCGAGTTGCGCACCTTGGCCATGTTCCTGGATGATGGCGGCGAGTACGCTCGGCAGATCCTCGAAGGTGATATTCATACATATAATCAAAACAGTGCAGGACTAAGTTCACGCAGCGAGGCCAAGAGGTTCATTTATTCGCTCCTTTTTGGGGCCGGTGATGCCCTGATTGGTAAGATTGTGGGTGGGAATGCAAAGAAAGGTAAAGAGCTCAAAGACAAGTTCAATGCCTCGATCCCCGCCTACGCAAAGCTCCAGAGCAATCTAAAGAGGGCCGCCCAGCGCGGTTATCTCAAAGGATTGGATGGGCGGTTTCTATACATCAGAGAAGAGCGAAAGTTGCTCAGTCAGCTACTCCAATCGAGCGGAGCAGTCCTCTGCAAGAAATGGGTCGAACTCATCGACACCGAAATCAACAAGGTCCACGGGCCGGACCAGGCGTACATAATGGCCTGGGTGCATGATGAAGTTCAAATCGCATGCAAAACCAAGGAGATAGCTGAAGATGTCAGACAAATCGCAATTAGAATGGCGGGAGAGGCAGGCCGTCATTTCAAGACAGCCATCAGGATCGATGCCGATGCCGGTCTGGGCGTCACTTGGGCTGACACCCACTGAGGTTACCCAGGACGTTGTCGATCTTATGGCTCTTTATATTGTCTTGGATCGCGCCTGGCGGAAGCCCTTCTCAATCAAAAGTAACTTTGCACGAAACACAGCATTCCACGTTGCCATGACTGCCTCTGAGGGCCTCATCACAATCAAGATCGATGAGGACTTCTTTGGCAATCGCTGGCTGATCACAGAGCACGGAATGGAAACTAAGGAAGCACTCGATGACCTATTTCAAGACCTTTTTGCAAGAGCCAACGGCAGGGACCACACTCTTAATTGATGGAGACCTATACCTCTACCGCGCTTGTGCTGCTGCTGAAGAAGAAGTGGACTGGGGAGATGATGTCTGGTCCCTATCCACCGACCTGAAGGTGGCAAAGAAGATATTCCAGGACACAATAGACAGCGTCTGTGAGCACCTGGAGACCCCTCACTTCATCGTATGCCTGAGCGACCGTGACAACTTCCGTAAGGACGTGGACCCTAGCTACAAAGGTGGTCGTAAGAAGGTGAGAAAGCCGGTCGGCTACCCTACCATGGTCCAGTGGGTCAAAGACACCTTCCGTTGGTACTGTGAGCCTATGCTCGAGGCAGACGACATCA